TTTGAAGCTATTTTGATTGGAGATAAAACTATTGCGAGAAACAATTTGGCTCACAAGAGTTTTACATTGAAAGTAACAGAAGATACAAGTGTTCGAACAATTCCACCTCAGTTTAAAGGTGATTTTGACACGAGTATGTTCAATGCCAGCGCAGTTAATGACACTTTTAACCGCATAAATATACCGTTACGTCAGAATAACATTAATTATGAAATAACATTTGCAGGCACGAAGTTTAATGCTCAGCTTGAATCAATGTCTGCGAATATTAAACAGAAAAAAGACGGCACATTTACTACGACTTATACTTTTACATTTGTAAAAGAATTAGATCCGACTGTTGATGGTATTCTTTCTTCGATGTTCATGGTTACTGAAACTGACGACAAAGGTAAAAAACAGCTAATAAAATATCAGACAGATTTAGTCAAGATTTAGCACAAAATGGAGAAAAGAATATGGCAAGTAAATTAGTCGCATCATTAAAGAAAAGTAAAGCATTAGCAGAATTAGTAGCAGGTGATATCGTTAAAGATGAATTTGTTTCTACTAACTGTATTCCAGTAAACTTATTGCTTTCTGGAAAAATTAAGGGCGGTATTAAGAAAGGTAAGATATCCCAGATCTGTGCAGATTCAGGTTGGGGTAAATCAATGATCGGTCTTAACGTTCTTAAAGCTGCACAGCAGCAAGGTTTTGATTGTGTCGTTATTGATACAGAAAAAGCATTTAACAAAGAACTAGCAGCGAGCTTAGGCGTCAATGTGGACGATATCGTAATTTTCGAATCTTCGCTCGTACCAGAATTAAAACAAATTATCGCAAACATTAACAATGGCTTGACAAGAGCTGAACAACGCAATGTGTTCATTTTGCTCGACTCTTGGGGTCCTATCGTTGAACAACAGGTTCTTGATAAGGCTGCTGAAGCAAGTACTGCAGTTAATATGAGTGGTGCAAGATTTAAGAATGAATTAGCAGCTATCTTGGGTGCTTATGCAAATACAGTTCTAGTTCTTAACCACGTTTATGCAACACTTCAGCAATACGGTGATGCATTTGCAATTCCAGGTGGTAAGAAACTTTACTTCTTGTCTGACGCTATTATGATGGCATCGTCTGCTGCTAAAGCAAAGGATAAGGACGGTGCAATCTATGGAAAGATTATTACAGCTTCTGTTAAGAAAGGTCGTGCTGCTAAGGAATTCGCTAAGACCAAGTTCTTGATTGAACACTCTGGCGGTATTAACCCTTACTATGGTTTGTTGGAAGACGCAATCGCTGCAGGTGTAGTATTCAAGCCAAAAGCTGGACGCTATGCTAGAACAGATTATGACGTCGATCCTACAACAGGTGAAGTTACACGTCAATGGAAGGAAGATGAATTGTACTGCGCTAAGTTCTGGATTCCTTTGTATAAGGACGAAAAGTTCAATAAGTATGTTGAACAGAAGTTCGCATTCGAAGATGAAGAACTTATTTCTGCAACACAAGACGTTCTCGCTATGATTAATGGTGAAGCAGAAATCCCTGAAGAAACTAAGCTTGTAGCTGAAAATGAAGTGGAAGGAACATCAGTTTTGGATGTTTCTGAAGATGAAGAATAGTATTTCAGCTGACATTTAATTCGAAAATGCTCAACATTTATTTTGTTGAGCATTTATTATATTTTTATCATAATAAAGGGATAATATGACAGAAGTTGATTTTGATTTTGAACTGATAATCATTAAATCGTTATTCAGTAATGAAGTTGTAAGAAACAAAGTAGTACCATTGCTAGATGAAAAGTGGTTCAATAACGACATTAATGCAAGTAAGATTGCAGAAAAGATTATCGAGTTCTATACAAGATATGAAACAATGCCTACAATCACAGATATGCGTAGGTTAATTAAAGATAAAGAAGAACTTGAAGTTTTTGATAAGTGTATTTCAATTCCAGATTCAGAAGTAAGTTCACAATACTTAGTCCGGAGAAATTGAACAATTTGTAAAACAAAAGAAATTATGGGCGGTTGCTTCTAACATTATTCAGTATTGTAAAACTCCTGATAGTGCAAAGAATCAAGAATCTTTTGCAGAACAAATTACAGACGCAGAAGCTTATTCATTCGATGATTCGTTAGGTTTCTCATTCATGGAAGAACCTGAAAGAATTTATGAAGAAGTTATTAAGAATGAAAAGGTTATCGGAACAGGTGTTAAAGCACTTGATGATTTGTTGAAAGGTGGATTCCACGAAAAATCATTAACATTGTTACTTGCTCCAACTAACGTAGGTAAGACTTTGATGATGTGTTCATTGTCTGCTAATATGCTTCTAGCTGGTTATAAAGTTCTTTACATCACTTTTGAAGATTCTGAAAATAAGATCGGTCAACGTGTTACTCAAAACTTGTTTGATTTGAATCGTGATGAATTGAAAGCAATGTCAAGAGAAGATTATCAGAAATGTTGGGATGCTCACAGGAATTTGATTAAACATAATTTGTATATCAAAGAATTTCCTGAAATGGCAACTAACGCTCTTAATATTAAAGCTTATTTGAAAGAATTAAAAGAAAGAAAGAGATTTATACCAGACATCGTATTTGTCGATTACATCGGCTGTATGATTCCAAATGGAAGAGAAAATCCAAACATCAACTCTAATACGAGACTTTTGACAATTGCTGCTCAAGTTCGTTCAATTAGTATGACTGAAGGCTATCCATTTGTTTCTGGTGCACAGGTTAATCGTGGTGGTTATTCGTCAGATCACGTTAGTTTGAGTGATGCAGCTGATTCTTTTGGTCAAACTATGAAGGCAGATGCAATTTTAGCAATTACACAGCCAGAAGACTATCTTGATGGTGGATTCTATGATGTAGAAGTTGCTAAGACTCGTTTCGGTAATAATAAGCATGAACATAAGACGATTGTGGTAAATATCGATAAGCAGAGAATTACTGATATCGAAAATTATCAGTCTGAAAATGCTTCAGCTTCATTACAAGACGTTAATTTCTCAACTGCATCTAATGCATTAACTACTGCTGCAAATATTATCATTTAAGGAAAGATTATGCATTTGGACATTAACGATTTGTATACAGAAGAAACTGAAGCTGCGTCTATTCAAAAGAACGACAAAGACAATTTTTACGTTGAATTCGCAAAATACGGCTTTGATTTTAATGAGATAGACGAAGAAACTAAATTGCCAGTAGCAATTAAGAAAGTATTAGACGGTGATATTGAATATATTTTGCGTTTTAATAACGCATTATTGAAGATGCACAGATCTAAGCTGTATAGCATCATTGAGTCAATTGTTAATTTGACAACTGATTACGTAGAATATGATGATTTAGCAAAGGTTTTACAGCCGACTGTACTTGGTTTACTTACTACAGAATTAGCAACTAAACATAAACTTTGCACTATTACTTCAGTAAGTGCAGTAAACAAATTTATTCACTAATTATGAAGATTACGACTGAACAATTATACTCTAGACTTACCGCATTACAGAAGCTCTTTAGTTACAAACGACTCAAGAAAATTGATACAAGTCGTATTGCTGAGTTATCTAAACAAGAATTTAAATCTATTCAGTGTAGACCTAGATTGAAATTTGTATTACCTGCGTATGCGGATTTGGCTAGCTCTATAAGTTCAGATAGATTGACTTTGCATGCAGTAGATTTGTATTATCTTGGCGAATTTGTTAAATATAACAAGTTTCCAAACATTTATGAAATTTCGAACGAAGCGAAATTTCGCGAAGCGTATAAAATCTTTTACTCGTCTGATTCTATTAACGAGCAAGTACAGAAAGTAATTAAAGCATCAGAAGCAAATAATACAGCATTAGCGAAGTTTACAAAGACAAATAAGTCGATTTTCGAAATCGATCCAAAAACTCAAACAAACAAATTGTATGAGATGATGGTGACTGGTCAAATTAACGTATTTGTATTCGCATACTTTTATGCGCAAGGCAAGTTCACTATTGACTTTTCGAAAATTACAGATTTGTACACGTATCGTAATCTCAAAATTGCAGAATATGTCCGAAACTTTGAATTAAACGAAGTTTTAATTTAGAAAAATTTAATTATATTTCAATTATAAATAACTATGGAACAAAAACTTAAGCAACGATTATGCACTAACTTGTTCCGCAAAATTAGGCAAAAACATTAAACACATGAGGTAAAAATTATGCCAGTAAAACGCGATTTCAGTAATTATTTTAAAGCAGTTGAAGATACAGCACCACAGGTTAAGGAGTCAGCTCCTAAGATCAAGTACAAAGTGGAAGACGTATTTAAGCCCGTATTTAAGAACGGCGAAGCAGAAGTTGTAATGCGCTTCCTCCCATCCCACCCAAATGAATTTAAGCCTTTCATTGAAAATCGTACTCACATGTATGAGTATGAACCAGGCAAGTTCTTCGGTTGTGATTGTCTTGAAAAATATGGCGTAGCATGTCCTATTTGCGACCATAACCACAAGCTTTATACCTGCGGTAAGTACACTAAGGAAGAAGCTAGTCCACTTCGTTTGCCTGCAGCTCGTCGTAGATTTGTTTCTAACGTCTACATTGTAAAAAATAACAACGCACCTGACACAGAAGGAAAGGTCTATCGTTTCGAATACGGTATTCAGATTATGGATATGATTCGTAAGGCAATGACCGGATATGTCGACCCAGAAGATGGTGAAGTAGAAGGTTACAATCCATTTGACTGGAAAAACGGTGCAAACTTCATTTATAAGGGTGTTTCCGGTGCTAAGGGTCCAAACATTAAGGATTCTAAGTTCGGTAAGCGTCGTCCAATTTCCGATAAGAACGGTAAGGAATTGACTGCTGCTCAGATTGATGAAATTGAATCTCAGCTCTACACACTCGATGAATACGAACGTAAGATCGACGAATCTCCTAACTACAATGCTATTCGTGGTCGTTTCAAGAATAAGCTTGGTTACAATTTGTTCGATAAGTTCATTGGAACAAAGGATGAAGTTGCTCCTTGTAAGGAAGAAATGGGAATTGAAGCTGCTCCTGCTGCATCAACTCCTGCAACTCAAACTTCCATCGTTGAAGATGCAGCTGAAGCAAACTCCAACGTAAAGGCAGTTGAAAATGCATTCAAACCAAGCAAGAAAGCAGCACAAGATGATTTCTTTGCAAGCCTTGAAGATGAAGAAGAACAAAAGTAATTCACTTACTTCAAAATAATTTTTAAACGAGTAATTTACAAAATTACTCGTTTTTTATTATACTTAACTTATGCCAGTATTAGATGAATTAACTAAATCTCAAATTCTTTTGCAGTATTGTAAGCAGGCTGCATTAGGTTTAAAACACAAGAAAATTGCTGCTAACGGTATTATTACTGAATGTCCTTTTTGTGGTTCGACTAAGTTAAAGGGTACGATTTATATCGCTAATACTAATCGTTTGTGCTATATTTGTTGGAAAGCAAGTTGTCCAGCTCATAATGCGATTATTGCTTCTAAATGGTTAGCTGAAGTAAATCCGTCGTTATACTTAGCTTACAAGAGCGATTTACACAATAAGATGAATGCAAGTGAAGATGATCTTGCAAAAATGCAAGCACAATTTGCAGATGAACATAAGAAGATGCTCATTAAGCAGCAAGAAGAATTGAATGAACGAAAGATTCTCGATAAAGCTGCTGCTAAAAACTTTGTTCAAATAGATGATGGAACTGAACTTTCAAAGAAAGCAATCGAATATTGCAAATCTCGTAAAATTCCAGAAGAAATTTGGAAGAAATTCTACATTTGTCATACTGGAAAGTATCATGATAGAGTGATAATTCCATTTTACAATAAAGCAGGTAAGATTGAGTTCTGGCAAGGTCGTACTTTGATAAATCTTGATCCGAAGTACATGAATAGAATTGCTGATACTCAATTGTATAATCGTGATTTTATTGATACGAATAAGCCAGTTGTCGTGTTAGAAGGTCCAATTGATTCAATGTTTATCGAAAATGCTGTTGCTACTTGTGGTGCAGGTTCGAGTGGTAATCTCGATTCTCAGCTTGCCAAGTTTGAACAGTTATATTACATTTTGGATAATGATGAAGCAGGCGTAAAAAAGGCTGGAAAATTGGTCAGAGAGCACAAAAATGTGTTCATTTGGAATAAATTTTTAAACGATTTTGGGCTAAAATCAAATGAAATTAAAGATATAAATGATGTGATATTAAAATTGAATAAAAATGAAAAGTTCACATTCAAGGAACTTCAAAACTATTTCACGAATATCACAGACGAATTTATGTGTTACTTGTAAAATTTTTGAGCATATAATAACCTAAGCACCTCCTTACGGGGGTGCTTTTGCCGTATAAATACTTTATATTGACATGAGGTTATTATGTTTTTTGGTAATCCTAGACTACGTGGAACTGGTGAACATATTGAGATGACAAAAGAAGAAATGAAAGAATGGCTCAAGTGTTCTCAAGATATTTTCCATTTCGCAACATACTTTTACATTAACGCAGCTGATGGTATGCATCCAATTAAATTGCGTCCATATCAGGAAAAGATTGTAGCAACTTTAATCGCAAACGTTCCAAAGAAAAACAACAGAATTATCATGCAAGGTCGTCAGTCAGGTAAGACTACGATTGCTACGTTGTATCTAACTTGGCTCGCTTTGTTTAGACAAAATAAGACAATTGCTGTTCTTGCTAACAAGGAATCACAGGCAATTGAAATTATGTCTCGTATTAAGGATGCTTACGTTAACTTGCCTCTCTGGTTACAGCAAGGTATCAACAAGGACGTAGGTGGTTGGACTAAAGGTTGTATCGGACTTGATAACGGCACTAAGATTTTTGCTGCAGCATCATCTTCATCGTCTATTCGTGGTAAAACGGTTGACTACATGCTCGTGGACGAATTTGCGCACCTAGATGCTAACATCGCTGAAGACTTTATGATGTCAGTTTTCCCTACCCAGGCTTCTCGTTTGGATTCTAAGTTGATTTTGATTTCAACGCCTAAGGGAATGAACCACTTCTACGATATTTGGATGAAGGCTATTAACAATCAGAATTCTTTCATTCCTTGTAAAGTTCAGTGGAACGAAATTGAAGGTCGTGATGAAGATTGGCGTGCAAGAATGATTAAAGATAACGGTCCAGTGTTCTTCGCACAGGAATACGCATGCTTGCATGGTAACGAAGAAGTAGAAATTCAGCATCCAGATGGAGTAATTGAAAAAATCAAGATCAAAGATTTGTATCACAATTTAGAGTATGCCATTTAGGGTATAAATACAATAGTAAAAAGGTTTAACTTATGGCAGAAGAAGCAGAAAAGAATAATCAAATTTACATTTTAGACAATGACAAGCTAAAAAGACAAATTGATGATTTGTTCTTTAAGTGGTTTGATAACGATTATAAAATTTTAGCACACAAAGACGAATCATTCTCAGCAGATGAATCGCTTGATACCTTAACAAGCATCGTTAAGCGTATTCGTGCTATGGCTTCTGATGAAGCTAATAAGGCAAATAAACCTTTGGTTGACTTAGGCGTTGCACTTGATGATTTCATCTTACGTGGAAACGCTGAGTCAGCTCTTGATATTTTACGTGGACGTTCAAGAGAAGATCACATTTCGAAAGTAATGTGGTTAATTAACGTCACTACAACCGTAGGTGTTCTTGGTAGAGAAATTAAAGAAGGTGAATCCGCTTCAAAGCCTTTGGACAAAGGTCCTTTAAAGAAATTAAATGTTTCTGCTAAAAACGTTGAACAATTCGTAATTCCTGTTCAGAACAGTCCTGAAATGAAAACACCTTCCAAGTTCATTGGAAATGTTCTTCCTTCTAAATTTGCGGCTGTTGCAAAACACGCTAACTTAGCAAAGAGTGCAGCAAGACGTTCAGCATTCTCTGGTATGGAATACCACAATGCTGCAACTATGGACTCCATCTATCACGATCTTGGCGAAGCACTCGTGTTCATCAGTACTGATTTCTTCGTAGAAGCAAACAATGCTCTTACCGATAATGGTCGTAGAAATGCTGCAGGAAAAGCAAAAGATTACAATTTCAAGAATCTTTCTGAAAAAGAACGTGCAAAGTTAATGGAAACTATGCATGCAGCATTTAGAAAGTACGCCAACTATACTATCGAATTGAACATGTTGAGCAGCATCAATGACAAGCTCATTATTGATGCAGCAATGTGTGCATACTATGATTACATGGACGATAATGTAAAAGCAAGTAGCGGATTTGGAGAAGATGAACTTAGAAACTTACCAAGTGCATT